GACGCCTCTGTTAGGACATCTGATATTAATTTTTTAGCCATTGTAAAATTCCTCCGCGACTTCAATCAAATTAGTACATCTTTTTTTAATAAGATAGTTTAAAACCTTCATTTTCATTGGTGGTTTCTGACCATTAAAAGTATTTATAATGCTTTGTTGTACATCTTCTGGGATTTCAGCCAAATCAATAAGTTTTCTATTACGCTGATAATTCCTAAATATTTCTTCAGGCATTACTTCTCTTAATCTTTCTGCATTATGAATCCAATCATCTATTCTGGTTTGCCTTAAAGGTGTTTGTTTTGATTCAGATATAAATGTATCGTCATTGGATAATACATTTGGTACTCCATCGCCACTGTCGCCTCTTAATATATGGTTCCATAAATATGTTCTTGGATTTTCATTTGCTACCATTTTCTTTTGTATCGGACTGAATTGTTTTACATTATTAAACTTCTGTAATTGAATGAAGTCCTTGTCTGATGATACAATCATAACCGGTTCATGCATACCAAATTCCTGTGTCTGCATTGTAAGTGTACCAATAATATCATCTGCCTCACAGCCGTCCATGTGTAATACTTTATATGGTAAATTTTCTTTTATTTCATCGCGAACCAGATGTAATATTCTAAATATCTCTGTCCAATCTTGTTCTGAATTGTCTCTATGCTTTTTACGATGTGCTTTATATTCCGGAAAATACTCTTTTCTCCAGGTATTCATTCCGTCAGCACATATAACCATTTGGCCATATTCGTCTCTATATCTTTTATTGTACATACGAATACTGTTAAGTATCATATGCCTTATCATAGATTCATCATTTAGTCTTTGCACTATTATATTCGATAGTGCGATTTGACTGTAATCAAGTAGTATCATCATCTTCTCCATCATCAGGCGTAAATAAAATTTCGTATTGGCCGTCCAAATCTTCTCTTGCGTTTGTATTTGTTTTATCCATTACTTTAATCGTTGCATATAGCCTATCAAAATCTCTGTGTAGAGTATGTGGTATTCCATAATAACGATGAAACATAGCGTTAAGCATGTTTACGATAACGAACATATCTCTTGACTCCTGAAATGTTTCGTCACGGAATTGCATATCCATGAAGCTTTGAGAAACATCACCAGTAAGGATAAATTCTTCTAATATTTCAAGTAAGTATTGTGATGATGCGACACACTCGTCGGATGCATCTCTTACTAAATCGTGGTCAGATTTAACCTTTTTTGCTTGGTCTTTCTTTTTAAGTTCTTCGCCTGTTGGGAACTTTAATATTTTCGCCATAATAGATACTATTATACCATACTTTTAATCAGATGTAAACATGTTTTTTACACTATTTGCACCTATTCTACAATTGATTATTCCGTTATAGTATTTGTCGGATAGTAGAACTCCTCGGTCGAATTGTTCTTTAGTTTCCATATACGCACATTCCCCTTTGGTTTTACAAAGATGTAGGATTTCTCTATGATACATATCAGTACCTTGTGTATCTACTTCTTCCATTAAGTGCTTATTAGAACCAAAGTAATCTCTCCAATTGGATTCTACATAGGTTATTTTTCTGCGTTTGCGTGTTTTTGTTTTTTGTAAGGTTTTCTTAGACCAAAAGAATTTCTTACCAATATATTGGCGTGCTGTAGCTCTATTTGTAATACAGTAAACAAATCCTTGTAAATCTTCTTTTGTAAAATCTTTGGGTGGATTATATGGTCTACCTTTATATATCCAATCACTCATTAAAATCTAATTCCTCTAAATCATCATCAGTAGGTTCGCCACAATGTGGGCAAAAATTCACCTTGACCGGTTCATCATCTGCTGGTTTTATTACAATACGTGCATAACAAAATTGGCAGTCTAGAATCATACTGACCTTCTGCCTTCGATATGTTCTTTTAATTCAGTATAGCCACCAATTGAATGCCCATCAATCATAACTTGTGGGAATGTTCTTGCACCTGGAAACTTTTCAAAGAGTTCTTCTCTTGTAAAATCTCTATCTAATTTAAAATATTCATACTTGTGTTCGCTTTCTTGTATAAATTGTTGTGATATATTTACTGCCATATCGCAATATGGGCAATTATCTTTACCGTAAATTTCTATGTTCATGTTTGTAATCCTTCTAATCCTAAATTAATAATCCAGAAACAAAGCAACATAAATCCAAATACTAATACTTGAACTACCGACATAATTGCTACTTGCTTCATGGGGTGTACTTCTACAATTTTTTCCAGCATATCTTCGCTTGGTGCAAGATTAGCTGCTTGTAATATTTTTTGTTCTGTTGATTTTTCCAACTATAATGTCTCTATATATTTACCTAGCATTTCCATATCTGCACTTGATAACATTCCGGCCTGAGCCCACATTGTTGAACTCATAGGTCCAACCTCTCCTCTGTTTTTATACGTATTTAATCTATCAGTAATATAATCAGCTGACTGACCGGCAAGTTTTGGAAACACTGCCATACCTTCGCCTTGTTGACCGTGGCATGCTGCGCAACCTGACCATAAAGGTTTAATTGCACTAAATTCATCCATTGCAGCAAGAGCTTGTTTTGCTTTTAATATATCTACACTCGTTCCATTTATTCTTACATATTCTTCGTAGCATTCTCCTGTGCATGAATGTCCTCCACCATATCCAGAGTATTCTAGATTTGGATATACTTTCATTGCAAAAAATAATCCTATTGCCAAACATCCTAATAATGTCATTCCTAATTCTCTCATATTCTGTAATCCTTCCTTGTTGATTTTGCAGTATATAGCTTTCCAGTCTTTCGACCATAATAAGGTTCCTTCTCTATACCATTAGTTCCTTCGTTTTTAAATAATAATAAAATTATACAAAATATACTTATAACAATTCCAAATGTAAGTATTATTGCCTCTATCATAAGCTTAACCCTGATAATGTTTTATCGTCAACATCTTGTTTTACACCACCAGTAACATAAGATGTTATTTCTGTTTCCTGTGGGGCGACTTGTACATTACCGCCTGATATCCATTTCTCTGTCCATGGTAATGGATTCATTTGAGGTACTGTGTATGGGCAAGGTAATCCTATTGCTCTCATTCTTTTACAGCCTATCCATTCCACATAATTTTCTAGTATTGTTTGGTTAAGACCAATCATTGAACCATCTTTAAATAAATAATTGGCCCATTGCTTTTCTTGCTCAATAACATCTACAAATAATTTTACTGCTTGGTCTTCGTTCTTTTTAGCTATCTTCTCAAAATCCTTATCTTCTTTTAATAAGTTTTTAATCATAACAGTCGTTGCCGCAAGGTGAGTATTTTCGTCTCTTGCTATAAATTTAATTATTTTGGCATTACCTTCCATCTTTTTAAGTTCAGCGAATGCCCAACTGCAGGCGAAGGATACATAAAAACGAATTCCTTCTAAGGCATTCGCCGAAAGCATTGCCATATATAAAGATGTTTTATGTTGCATTTTATTAGTAGCAGAATTATTATCAGTCATTAAATCATCATAATATCTTGCTATATCTGAGCCACAATCCATGATTTCTTTTACATCAAGCATTGAATCAAATACTATACCGGGGTCCGGATAAATGTTCCTAATAATATGAGTATAAGAACGGCTATGGATAGTTTCAAAAAAGGACCAGGTTTCGACCCAGTTCTCAATTTCGGGTAACGAAGCAATAGGAAGGAAAGCAAGGTTCGGGGCCCTACCTTGTACAGAGTCCAATAATATTTGGCGTTTGAGATTAGATGTGAATATGTGTTTTTCGTGTTCGGTAAGCTCATGGAAATCCTTTTTGTCTTTTGATACATCTACTTCTTCTGGTCTCCAAAAGAATCCTAATTGTTTTTCTGTAATTTTATCTATTTGTGGATATCTAAGCTGGTCATAACGAGCGACATCAACTGTCTCATCAAAAAACATAGTTTTATTTAAATGAGATTTTTTATTCTTTTTCAATACTGACACTTTCTAGTTCCTTTAATTTTTTAAGTTCACGTTCTACTACTCTTTCCAAATCTTCAATATCTGGCATTGTATCGTAACCTGATACGAATTCTTTTTTAGATTTTACAGGAGTCGCAATCTTCTTCTTCAATTTGTTCTGTTCCTGTATAATATGGGTGGTGGTCATCCTCTTTTATTTCTCCTGCACCGTCATGGGTGTTGAAATAATACAATTGTTTTAATCCAAATTTATAAGCTGTAACCAGGTCTTGCATCATAACGGACATTGGTATTTTATGGTCCTCATAATGTTCTGGGTTATATGATGTATTAACTGATATACCTTGGTCGATATATTTTTGTAATATACCACATATAGCAAGATAACCTTGTGGCGACTTTTGGTCCCACAGTAAATCATATTTATTTTTTAGATGATGATAACCAGGTACAACCTGAGCCATCACTCCATCTTTACTCTGTTTGTACGATACCAAAGCTCTTGGTGGTTCTATACCATTCGTACTATTACTTATCTGAGCGCTAGTTTCAGCTGGCATTAATGCCATAAGAGTAGAGTTACGAATGCCATTTTCTCTGAGTTGTTTTCTTAACCCTTCCCAATCGCGCAGTTCTCTATGCTTCGTTAAATTATCTATAGCCTCTTTTTTATAAGTATCGATAGGAAGTATTCCTTGAGAATATTTCGTATCATTATTATATATCACTTTTCCTTTCTCAATAGCCAAATCTGCAGAGGCTTTTATCAAATAATATGACCATGCTTCTGCGTATTCATCTACTATATCATAGGCGGATTCATCATATTTCAACCCTCGTTTCGCTAAGAAATATGCGAGGTTGATGATTCCCACCCCAAGGGGGCGTCTAGATAATGTACCCTGTTCTGCAGCTGGAACTGGATACCCTTGATAATCAAGAAGCTCATCAAGAGCACGCACGCTAAGGTCGCAATATTTTTCAAATTCAGATGTTTCATTTATTAATCCCCAATTGATTGCCGACAATGTACATAGAGAAATTTCTCCATCTGTATCATCATGGCTGTTTAATGGTGTTGTTGGTAAATCGATTTCACAACAAAGGTTGCTCATTCGGATTGGTGCTCTTCTAGGATTAAATGCTCCATGGTCATTTGCATGGTCAACATTCATTACATATATCCTACCTGTGTCTTTTCTTTCGGTTAAAAACATTTGGAATACCTCAAGAGCGGGTAAAGTTTTCTTTCGGATAGATGTTTTCCTTTCATACTTTTCGTATAATTCTTTAAATTTATCTTGGTCATCAAAGAAAGATTCATATAAACCTGGTACATCGTTAGGGTCAAAGAAGGTTATATTACCACCTTGCAATAACCTTTCGTACATAAGTTTATTGAATTGAAACGCATAATCCATGTGTCTCACTCTTGTTTCTTCTACGCCTTTATTGTTCTTTAATACAACTAAGTCCTCAAATTCATAATGCCATAGTGGTAGGTAAACCGTTGCTGCACCGCCTCTAACGCCGCCCTGTGAACATGATTTTACTGCCGATTGGAAATATTTAAGAAATGGTATCAATCCTGTATGTACTACTGAACCATCTCCAATCTTTGAACCTAATGCTCTGATTGAACCTGCACCTATTCCTATCCCTGCTTTTTTACTTATGTATTTAACAATAGAAGTAGCAGTAGCATTAATAGAGTCAAGGGAATCTCCTGATTCAATAAGGACGCAAGAACTGAATTGTCGAGTTGGTGTTCTAACTCCTGCCATGATTGGCGTA